GCCATTTTTTATTCCTTTTATTTGTATTAATAAATATCTACTTTATTGATTTTCGTATTATGCGTTAAAACTTGCTCCAGTTGGTAAGATGTTGAAATCAATTACTATGAATTCAGCCGTCTTAGCTGGTTGTAAGAAAATTTGTCCTGCTAATATGTTTCTATCAATTACGTCCGGTGTGTTGTTACTCTCGTCCATTACAACTCTGAATGCGTAAAGTCCTTGTCTTTGTTGAACTGCCTCTAAGTAAGGGTTCACAGTGTTTAAGAATCTTTGACGAGTTGTAGATGTATTTTGTTCGAATATTAAATAACGAGATGTAGATGCGATAAACTTCTTAAGAGTAATAAGTAATCTTCTAACATTGATTCTATCTAAAGCAGATGCCTTATCTTGCAATGTTTTTTGTCCGAATGCTACAATACCTTGTCCTGGGAATGCCGCAATTGGATTTACTTTGTTCTCATATAGAGTATCTCTTTCAGAATGTGTTAATCTATTCAACACACTAACTGCTCCAGTGATACCACCTCTATTCAAACCAGCTGGTGCGAACCACTCAGCCGCCAATCTATCGTTACTAGCAAATACTGCCGGTAATAATACTGATGGAGGAACTGATGTTAATTTGTTAGTGTTAGTGTCAACAGTTTTAACCCAAGGGTAGTAAGTTCCAACGTAGTTAGAATCTACTGCGTTTGCTTCTTCAGTTGCTTCAGTAATTGTTGCATTGTAATCTACAAAATCAGCAATATAGAAACAATCTTGTCTATCTTCAACCATATCTATTACTTTTGTAGTAATAGCAGGGTGTTTAGAACGGATGATACCCGGAGTTACAACTAAGTTGATATCCCACTCATCTGCGTTTGATACAGCGTTGATTGCTTTTGTATATGCAATTGAACCAGAAGTTAATGATGTTGCACAATTGAATCCTTGTGTATTTGAATTACCCCAATCAGTATCACCTGCTTTAGCTTTTATGATTGTTGGATTCATACCATCAAATCCTTCTTGGAATGCTAATATAAATTGTCTTTTAACCATATCACTTGCCGCAGAACCTGTCATTTGATATCCTAATTGAGAATCAAATGCAAATGATACGTTTGAACCAGTTTCAGCTGAAGCCGGTATTGGTTTCAAATATTGTAAATTATCCAATTTAACAGCGGATGTTTCAAAATCAAATCCACTATAATAAATTGGAGATGATGATGAGTTGCCAATAGAATTAGTTTGGTATGTTACTGCAGGTATTAAAAGTGATTCTGCATTATCAGTTGCTTTAATTGGGTTTGTATATGCTCCATGTCCAAATGGTGCTGCTGAAATTGGGAATGAACCCGGTGTTGATACAACTACTCTTACATATTTTGATTTGTTTGAATAATCGCCATTTTCAGTTATTTTACCAGCATTGTCGATTGTATTATATCTATCACCAATTCTTCTAGCTATATAGTTAGGAGATGCTGCATCTAAATTTACATTGTTAAATGTTTCAACTACAGTCTTTCTCTTATCAGTATCATTAAATGAACGTATTGTTACCGTAAACGTAGAATAATCAGTTGAACCATCTTCACCAGCTGCCTTTACATTAGAAATACCGATTTTGAATTTAGTATTATATAATGTACCATGTCCTAAAGTTACAAAGTTAAATAAATCGTATCTTTCACCACTAATTAATTGAGATTTAACGGTTGGAGTTTGTGCTTCAGTTGCATCGTTTGCGAAATTCTGAGTTGGTAATACCACTCTAGTTATTACGATGTTGTTTCCAGCAGAACCAGTATAATATCCAGCTACGTTTTCAAAATATGAATATGCGTATGCTGTTTTTGCTCCAAATGGAGATTCACCAAATACATCGGATAAATCGTTTGTTGCTGATGGTAGGATTGATGCTGATACGTTTACTCCCGCAGTTAATGTGTTGATTACAAATGAACCATCGGTTGCATCATTGCTAACAACAGTTGCTCCGGTAAAACCAACTCCTTCATCACCTGCTTTAGTTGAATGCAATAAACCAATTAATTTAGTACCTACTGATTGTAGGGATGAACCCGATGCGAATATCGCTAAAGGTGCTACTTGTTGGTAACCACCAATTCCGCCTACTCTTACGATAGTTGCACTACCAGCTTCTCTTAAATAATTTTGTACTGCATATTCAGTATAATAAGTTCCATCAGGTGTTCCGAAAATTTCTTCGAATTCTGATTGTGTTCTAACAATTGTTGGGATAAACGCCGGTCCTTGTTTAAAAGGTCCTATAAACGCTGCTCCAATTTCACCTACCCCTTGCGATAAGAAGGAAAGGTCATTTTCTCTTGTGAATACACCGGGTGATACGATTCTTTCTGCCATTTTATTTGTGCTATTTGTATTTTTAAGTGTGTATTAATTATTACCTACATTAATACTCATATAAATATAAAGAAAATATCCAAAACACAAATTTATTATTAAATCTGCACTTTGGATATTTAAAATTTAGTTTCGATTAAATTAATCAACCGGAGCTGGTTCATTAACAGTAGGAGCTACTGTACTACCAGATATAGGTGACCAAGGCAAGTCTGCTTCATTAACTTCAAGCTTAGTCCATTTTTTACTAGCTATTTCTTTTTGAATTTGTCCATTGATATGCTCCATATAATTACTTGCAGCACCACCACTTACGTGATTTTTTACCCAACTAAGTACTTGCTCTTCTGTCAAAGAACTATATTCGGTAAAACTACCTGTGTTAATTTCCGAAATTTTAAATGGAGTTGCTCCACTAAATGTTCCAAAATTACCATCTTCATCCGTACCGGTTAGTTTCCATTGTGTACCAACAACCGCATCGCTGATATTGTCAGCGTTTTGCTTTTTAAGGCCTGTTAGTTTCCATTCGTATGTTAATCCCATAATATTGTGTTTTATATTGTATAAATATATTATTTTTAAAAAATAATTATTATCTATTGTTAGTTAAGATTTTCAACATTTCTTTAATTTCAGAAATATCGTTCTTTTGTTTGTCAATTATAACCTGTTGTTCTTTAATAGCTTCTACTAAAAGTGGAACTAATTTATCATAATCGATTGTTAAATAGTTTTCACCACTCTTAGAACCTATCACGTTACCTTCCGAATCAAATTCAGTATCAAATGGCGCTAATGTTACAATTTCAGGAAGTATTCTTTGAACTTCTTGTGCTGAAAGACCCAATTGTACTTTTTCATCGGTGTATCCTACTGATTTTGCCAAATCATTGTTCACATAATAGAAACCATTTAATTGAGAAATCTTTTCTATTGGGTTTTCAATCTTGCCAACTTTTGTTTTTAATCTTTCATCAGAATAGTAAGCGATGATATTTCCCTGACAGAATACCCATTCGTATGCGTATAATTGGTTTGCATTAATTCTAAACATACGAGAACTACCATCACCATCCATATAATATCCCGTATTGTTATTATCATAGAATAACGGACTTCTTATAGAGCCATCCGCTTGGAAATATCCATATTGGAATCTATGATAATCACCACCCCAATAATACAACCAACTTCTACTATTATCATGTATACCAATGTTATCACCACCGGTACTCATTAAACAGTGTCTAGAACCAATACCCCAACCTTGCCAGCCATTTCTACCACCATCGTAAGTTGTATAGTTACCATAAGAATTTCCACCACATTCAGCTGCCCATATACCTCTACCATATGATTGGTTATACAATCCAGTACAACCATAGTTTCTCCACCATCCGTAGTTATAACCCTGGTCTATGTATATTGCGCTTAAACGAGAATCACCATTAGGGTCACTATAATATCCAGTATTATTTGCATCATACATTATATATGCGTACAATGTATATCCAGGATTAGAACCACTCATTACGAATTCTAACCATCCAGATGTACCACCACCCCATTTACCTCTTGCCCAATATCTATTTGCGGTTGCATCACCGGCACCTACCATCATCCAACCATACGCCGCACCACCATCCGATGTTGCATAGTGTTGACCGGATACAATACCTTGAGCGTGAATGTAACCACCACCTTGAGGGTGACCAGTTCCACCACCCCAAATATCCCATCCAGAAAAACCAGCTTTCCAAGCATTATCCCAGTTTCCAGCAGATGTTCCCCAACCGAAAGTACCTGTCCAATAGTTAGTATCACCAGTATAATCAAATCTAGGGGTATTCCAATGATAACCCCTATTTATCGCGGCATGTGTTCTTTGTGCAAATCTACTTAATTGTGAAGTACCATTAGGGTCTAAATAGTATGAAGTATCATCTCTATCGTAAATAAAGTTTGTTCTTATCTCATAAAGATACGTTCTATTTCCAGAATAGTGGTTGATATAAGTTTCATATCCGTTTTGGCAATCTAAGTGTAAGTTACCATTAGTTGTCACAACAGATGCGTATGAGTTAGGTCTACCATTAGAACCAACATAAAGATATGCTCCCCAAGTTGGGTTAGGTCCATGTAGAGTACCGCCTCTAATTCTTAAAGCAGAATCCGATGTTGAGTTAGGGTCTAAATAATATCCAGTATCATTGTTATCATAGAATATTGGTGCTCTATATGAACCACTTGCATAACCAGTAGATACATCATAATGGTCATAACCATAAAAATAGTTATGTCCAAAATATCTCATTGGTAAGTTAGAGTA